AGCAGAAGCTCTATGAGCTCCTGGAGGGCGCCGACATCGAGGCGCTCGAGCGCGAGGTCGCCCGCCGGAGGAGCGAGTCGGCGCGCGTGCGCTTCATGCCCTTCGTCGAGCGGGTGTGGCCCGAGTTCATCTACGGCCGCCACCACAGGATCATGGCCGACGTCTTCGAGCGGATCGACCGCGGCGAGCTCAAGCGCTGCATCATCAACCTGGCGCCGCGCTCGACCAAGTCGCGCTTCGCATCCGTACTCTTCCCGGCGTGGTATCTCGGGCGCCACGGCGACAAGAAGATCATGCAGTGCTCGCACACCGCTTCGCTCGCCATGGACTTCGGGCGCGACCTGCGCAACCTGGTGGCTTCAGAAGCCTACCAGAACGTCTTTCCCGAGCTTCAGCTCTCGAAGGACGCGCGCGCCGCCGACCGCTGGAACACCTCGAAGGGCGGCCAGTATTTCGCCGTGGGCAAGACGGGCGCGGCGGCCGGCCGCGGCGGCGACCTGGTGATCATCGACGACCCGCACTCCGAGCAGGCCGTCATCGAAAACCCCAAGCTCGATTTCGAGAAGACCTGGAAGTGGTATCTCGCAGGGCCCCGCCAGCGCCTCCAGCCCAACGCCGCCATCCTGGTGGTGATGACCCGCTGGGGCGCGCTCGACCTCACCGGGCAGCTGCGCCGCCAGGAAGTCGAGGAGGAGGACGGAGAACAGTGGGAACTGATCCAGCTGCCCGCCATCCTGCCCTCGGGAGAGCCCCTGTTCCCGGAGTTCTGGTCGAAGCAGGAACTCGAGGCCACGCGTTCGACAATGTCGCTGGCGCGCTGGCAGGCCAACTACCAGCAGGATCCCACCGCCGAGGAAGGCGCCATCATCCGGCGGGAGATGTGGCAGAACTGGACCGAGATCGGCCCGCCTCCTAATCTCGAGTTCATCATCCAGGCCTGGGACACCGCCTTCAGCGCCAAGGAGTCGGCCAACCGCTCGGCCTGCGTCACTTGGGGGGTTTTCCGCCGGCGCAAGACCGCCGACGGGCCGCTCGAGACCGGCATCCTGCTGCTCGACGCCTGGGTGCGGCGCGTCGAGTTCCCCGAGCTCAAGGAGTGGGCCAAGCGGCTCTACGACCAGTGGAAGCCCGACCAGCTGATCGTCGAGCGGGCCTCGGCCGGCTCGCCGCTCATGCAGGAGCTGTGGCGCGCGGGCATCCCGGTGCAGGACGCCAACCCGCACCGCGCCAAGGACAAGGTGACCAGGACCCACGCCATCGCCGACCTGTTCCACTCGAAGATGGTGTGGGCTCCCCTGCGCTGCAAGTGGGCGCAGGACGTGCAGGAGGAGATGGCCGCCTTTCCGCACGGGGCCTACGACGACATCCATGACGCCGCGGTGTGGGGCCTGCTGCGCATACGCGAGGGCAACTTCGTGCGCACGGCGTCCGACGAAGCTGAGGAAGAAGATTACACGCCGAGAGCCCCGCGGGAATATTATTGAACTCAGAATGCCCGTCAAGACCTGCGACCTCGCGATCTACCAGGGCGACGACTGGTCGGCCTCGGTCACGGTGCTGCGCGGCGACCTGACCCCCATGGATCTGACCGGCTACACCGCCACCAGCCAGATCCGCGCAGGCGTGGCCGACCAGGCCCCCATGGTCGCGGCGGTGATCACGGCTACCGTGGTGCTGCCCAACTTCATCTCGCTCTACCTGCCGCACGCGCAGTCGGCGCTGCTGCCGGGGACCGACTACCGCTGGGACCTGCAGATCGTCTCGGCCGCGGGCCAGATCACCACCATCCTGGCGGGCGCGGTCCAGGTCACCCAGGAAGTGACCAGGGCGGCGGCGGCATGAACCCGTCCATCGTTCTGGTTGACGAAGAGTTCGAAGTCATCCTGACGCCGGCGCAGACGCTCACCGCCACACTCGCACCGGGCGTGCCCATACCCGGCCCCGAAGGGCCCCCGGGGCCCCAAGGCCCACCGGGGCAGCAGGGCCTTCCGGGAAGCCCCGGAGCGCAAGGTCCGGCTGGACCCGCCGGGCCGGCGGGGGTGCAGGGTCCGACCGGGGCCACGGGCGCGGATGGAGCCACAGGACCGCCGGGGGCGACGGGCTCAAGCGGACCCAAGGGCGACCCCGGGCCGACCGGCGCCGCAGGCGCGACTGGGCCCGCTGGACCGACCGGGCCGCAGGGACCGACGGGACCGCAGGGGCCGGCCACGATGATCATTCAGGACGAGGGCGTCGTGCTGCCCTCGCGCGCGGCGGTGAACTTCGCGGGGGCGGGAGTGACTGCCACCGACGACGTTGCGAACAACCGGACCACGGTAACCATATCCGGCGGCGTCGCCGATGCCAATAACAGCACGCAGATGCAGGCGACCGGCTATCTGTGGCAGCACCTGACTAAGGCGCGCTGGGCTCTGACCGAGGGCGGCGCGGAGTCGGGCGGCAACTCGGGCAGCGACCTGAGTCTGGCGCGCTACGACGACGCCGGCAACCTGCTGGGCACACCGCTCTCAGTCACGCGCGCGACCGGTGTGGTGAACTTCGCGCAGACGCCGCTGATCGCCGGCGTGTCGCTGATCACGGCGGCCCAGACGCCCTGGCTCCAGAGCATTAACGGAGCCGGTTTCAATCTCAATGGCGCGGGCTCGATCGGCGGGACGGGCTTCGTCGCCAGCGGCGCTTCGACGGCTTCACCGCCGTACATGAACTTCTTCGTCGCCGCCAAGCTCCGCTGGCAGCTGATTACTTCCGGCAGCGAATCGACCGGCGACGCGGGCAGCGACCTGACAGTCAACCGCTACAATGACGCGGGTTCGTTCCTGGGCGCTCCTTTCACCATCACGCGCTCGAGCGGCCAGGCGACGTTCGCGCAGAACCTCAAGGTCAACAACGCGGTTGTGGGCGGCTCTCCGTGGGCTCCACTGACCGTGGGCGGCGACATCGGCGCGTATGTGGCGACCACATCGAGCGCGGGCGCGCCGATCAGCGCTTCGCTGTATCTGGGCGACGTCAACTTCAACACCGGCAGCTTGTACAAGGCGGCGCCCGGATTGAGTGCGGTGTACGATCCGCTCGGCCTCTCGGCTTCGCTCGCCTTCTATACCTACGTGAGCGGCTCGACCCGCACCGAGAGAATGCGTATCCTCTCGAACGGAAACACAGGAATCGGCCTCAATAACCCGTCCTACAAGTTGGACATCAGTGGCGACTGTAACTTAAGTGCAGGCAGCATCTACCGAATAGGAGGGGTGGATATCCGGGGATGGGCTCAGACGCCGTGGCAAGCGGATATCAACGCCAACGGGCACCCGGTGTTCAACCTTCCCTACCTGACCGTGCAGGCGGGTGCAGATGGAACGCAGTTAACACCTACCCAGGCGCTTTGGTATACGAGCGGCAATCTGAGATGGTCACTGGCGAAGAACGGGACGGAATCAGGGAGCAATTCGGGCAGCAACTTCGCTTTCAACAGCTACAGCGATGCGGGCGCCTATGTCGGCACACCGTTCCTGATTACCCGTTCCTCAGGGAACGTCACATTATCAAATTCCCTAAAGGTGAATGACAGCTCGCTTACCGGATCAGCCTTTGCGCCATTGACGGTAATCGGAGACGTTGGAATTTACTGCCCGACAACTCCATCGGCTGGGTCGCCAATCGGCGCATCCATCTACCTGGGACAACCGGGATTTTTCAACGCGAGCTACTGGGACTCGGCGCCGAGCATAAGTTCGGTTTTTGAAGCAGGAATCGGAGTGGCTGCGTCCCTGGCCTTCTACACCTACGGGGGCGGCGCTCATACTCGCACCGAGAGAATGCGAATCCTTTCAAACGGCAACGTGGGAATCAACAAAACCAATCCGGGATACGCACTGGATGTAACAGGAGTAATCAACTCCAGTTCGACCATTCAGGGAACTGCTTTGGTGGCGGCGGCTTCGGCTCCGAGCGTGGTACTGGCGACCGCCGCGGGACTCAACCGCTGGGGTTTCACAACCACCAACGCGGAATCGAGCGGCAACGCAGGAAGCGACTTGGTCATTTTCCGCTATAACGACGCCGGCACTTCTCTCGGCATCGCGTTCGAGATTGTGAGGAGCAGCGGATTGACGTATGTTGGCGGGGACACGCAACTGAACGCGAACCTGCAAATTACCAACCTTCCCTCCGCGTCCCCCGGAGCAGGCAGTAAAAAACTCTGGTACGATCCCGCAGATTCCAACAGAGTGAAATTCGCAGTGTAAGGAGATTACATGGCAATGACGTATGAAGAAAGCGCCAATCTCATGAGCGATATGGCTTTCAGGGGCCGCGTGAAAGTGGCCGGACTGAAGTTCGCGTCCTCGATCCAGATCGAAGCGCCGACCGTTCC